GCATACGTTATGCACCGTCTGGGGTTCCGCCGATGGGCTCAGGATTCACTACTTTACGCCCTTGCGGAGTAAATGTCTGCACTTTCGCGCGTTGCAGGGCTGCATCCACTTCTTCTTTCGATAGACCACTGAACAGGTCGTATTTGTTGCCGAGGTTAAGCTCTGTGCGGTAGTTGTGCAACATACCCAGCTTATCCAGCACTCCCATGCCGAACCGCTGTGCGCCATACAGGTCACGGATCTTGGTCGGGTCGGTCATGTTGAAGTCGTAATAGTCGGTCAGGTACAGGTTGCCCTTATCGTCCACTTTCAACGTACCGCCGCCAATGGATTTGATCGCATCGTTCACGAGACTCAGCTCGTCTGCAGCGGTCATCTTGCTCCGGGATTTCTGATCACTGACCACGCCACGAGAAGACACGCCGGAGGGCAGCGCTGGGTAGTGCTCGTAGTCCACTCCTGCCGTTGGCTTTTCGCTCATAACCGCACGAACTGCCGCACTGCGGAAAATAGGCAACAGATCAGGGCGATAATCTTCGTTGGTCTTGACGTCCACGTTTCTGCGGAACAGCGCGTCGTACACGTTTTCGTACTTCTGTTCCTTGCCTTCCTGCTGCAGATACTCGCCATGCGTGCGTTCCGCGTCCTGTACCGCTTGGTCTTCTGTCATGAACTGGCGGACAAATTCGTCCGTGGACATCTCGCCTTGTTCAGGGCTGCCTTCGGCGCGCTTGACGGGCGGAATACCCATGGCTTCCAAAAGCTCTTGGCGTAAGGCAGGCTGCTGCGCTTGAATCTCTGCCAACTCGGCCTTTGCCGCGTCGCGTGTAGCTTTATCCGCGTAGAAATCTTTCACAGTCATGCGCGCTTTTTCTTCGCGCTTACTTAATTCTTTCAGCGCGTCGCTTACCTTTTCATAGCGCTTTACGGCTTCTTCACCCATTCTCTGAACCATCTTGGGCGCAACCGCCATGCCCATCACCGGCATGTTTTCCATAACCTTCGGAGTCATAACCTCCATAAAGCGACGGAGCTCGGCCTTTGCCTGTCCTTCAGGCATGCCCCGTGGTCCTTGAGCCGTGATCCCTTCTTCACTGACCGCCAATGGATCGCGTACTACATCTCCACCCTCCGCCAAGTTCCGTGGACCTTGGATCGCGGCGAGCAAACGTTGGTACGCGGGCCGCGCGTCGACAGGGCCGCCTTGTGCAAACATAGGCAAAGCAAGCTGTCCTGTACGCTGCAGATAGTCCTGCAAGAACTCAGGCATGTTGTCCATGCTTGGGAAATACGGACGGAAGTTGGGATCCGGTTTGTCCTTAACCAAATACATCTGATCCACGCCTTGGTCTTTCAAGAACTGAAGCAGTTCTGCGCTTGGCGTAGGGTAGAACGGAGTAAATTGTTCAGGCGTTGTCGACGGCGTTGCCGTAGCTTCAGGGGCAGCAAACGTGCCTGTAGATGGCTTGTTTATTACAGTTGGGGCTACACTTGTAGCAGACTTGTCTATTACAGTTGGGGCTTCGTTTGTGGGCGGTGTATTTGTGTTTTGTGTTGAGGCTATCAAGGCCTTATACCGCGGATCTGTCATGTAACCACGGTCATTGACAACATATCGTGAAGGCCTGTCGCCGTACTTCTCGTCGTACCACTGTTTGATAAATGCAGCACGATCTGCGGATACATCCCCACCGTCCGCGAAGCTAAAGCCCGCGAGATTGTATTGTGAGGGGTTGATCGCCGCGGTATAGGCCGTGTTGCGCGCTTGCTGGGCTCGCGTCGCACGGGCTTGGGCCTCTTGTTGAAACGCGTCAAGATCTTCTTGCGTAAAATCAAGTGCCTTGGGCTGTGCCATCGTGAACTCAGCAGGCGGCTTATAGCCAAAGTCACTCGTGCGAGGGCCCGCGTTCCACGCGTTCACACGTTCGTTATATAACTCAACGTCTGTTTTGTACTTGTCCAACGCAGCGTTATACGCCTCCGCTGCGGTCTTGTAGTCTTCGATCTGCTTGTTGTACAGATCCATCTGATCAAGATCCGCCTGCTTATAGCGGAACGGCGAGGTATACCACTCGGGCAACGGCATGTCAGACTCCCATGCGGTTTTTTTTCAGGAAGTCGAGCAACTCTGCTCGCGAAACGTCGCCGCCATTTGCACGCGGAAGTGCGGGAGCGTTTGAGCGTTCTCTGTACCCGCGCAACGCTTCGTCTAAGCCTGCATTGTTACCAGGTCCTTGAGGCGTGAACCGTGGGCGTTCTTGCGGGCGAGACTGCTGCGGTTGTGCAGGGCGCTCAAACTGATAACGGCGATCTTCTCTTTCAGCGGGAGCAAAACGGAAGCCACCTGCACGTGATTCAGGAAGCGCTGGCGTAGGGGCAGGTGTTCCCGGCAACGATGGGTTTGGCGTAGGAGCGGGACGGCCTGCTTTTTGTGTAGGAGTGCCGTGAGTATATAGCCAGCCTTCCGGCATTACTTCAAACGGATTGCCTGCGTTTGTTTCAAAGTATTGTCCGGTAGACGGGTTGTAGACAGTGCCCAAGACCTGTGGGGAAATACATCCCATCGGCCCACATTCATGGGTTTTGAAACCCAATGAAGCGGGATCCGCCATCAAACGATTGTAACCAAGCGCGACCATGGGATCCTTACTTGGGTCGTACTCAGGAACCTTATATCCGTTTTCCGTTTTTGGAAGGGTGCCCGTAGGATTTGGAACGAAAGGAGTTGTATTGATGGGCTCAGGTTTAGGTGCGTTGGGATTAAACGGATATTTGATGTACGGTTCAGCGGTTGCCGAAGGCATGACCGTAAACCCGCCTACGGGTTTATTCAGCTGATTTAAATAGTCTTGGTACTGTGCAGCGGTTCCGACTTGGTTTACGCCCGCTACTGGGCCGCCGTCAGCAAACTGCTGTGGCTGGTTTGCACTGACCTGAAACTTGGGCAACGCAGGCATCATGCTCTTGTCCGCATACTTGCGGATCATGTCCATAAAGTCACCATTTAGACGGGACGTGTCCGGACGGAACGCAGGCGCTTGGCGCACGGGCATTTGCTGCGGTTGGCGGTAGCCATATTGCCGTGGACCTTGGTCAAAGGCCCGGCCTTCACGCATCGCTAAAATCTGAGAGGCAGGCGCCATCGTCGCAACACCTGTACCGGTGCTCGGAGAAACACCCGGCATGTATTCCGTACGAACAGGAGCGTTACCGTCCTGTGCGGAGATCCAACCTTCCGGTACGATGTCCGTGGGCAACGGAGAACCTGTCTGGAACCACTGGCCAGACGTCGGGTTGTAATAATCAGTGACCACTGCCGTGCCGTACAACGCAGGATTGACTTGGCCAAAGCCAATGTCTCCAAGATTGCCACGGTAGTACGAATACGTGTCTTTAGTCGGCGCTTCTGCACCAGGCTTCACGCTGGATTCTGCTTCCGCGTAATACTGAATCGGGGTGACAGGAGCTAGATTGCGGAGCTGTTCTGCAGCCGGTGCATCACTGTCCGGGCCGTAGGCAAGGACCACGTCTTGTTTTTCTACAGGAGCGGGGGCAGGTTCTTCTGGCAATACTTGCCGGATCACGTCCGCATTAATCAGCTTTTTAAGCCAGCTCATCCCAATCTCCCGTCAGTGGTTTACGGGATTTTATGCGCTAATAGTACGTGGGCACAAGCGCACGATCAGAAGGCTCGTCCTCATAATCCGAGTTCAGGGAAATGAAATTACCGGCACGGAATCGCAAGAGGGCCTGAGTCGTACTATCCACCATGTCATCGTGGTCGCCATTCGGAAATGCCGCACACTCCTCCACTAACTCCTGTGCCCAATCCGTGTCCGGAGCCCAGACCATGCCAGACTCCAAGATTGGCGCGACGGCGTGCGCTCGGGACACTTTGTCTTGTCCCGCTCGTCGGCCACCCGGCGAGTACATCGTCACAGGAATGCCCATCTTCCGCAACTCCTGTTGCAGCGTGATCCCTGTTGCTTTGGCCTCGATCAGCACATTGTCAGGATTCCACTCCCGATAATGCTCCTTGGCGATCCGTTTGAGCTCCGGGAAGTCCCAGCGCCCTCGCGTGCAATCCAGCAAAATGACATTGGGTCCCGAATCGGCGTCCGGGAAAAACACGCCCCAGGTCGTGATGACCGAGTAGTCAGCGGTTTCCTTCTTGGAATACGCCGTGTCGTACGACTGGATGATGTACTCCACATACGGCGGTTCGCTGTGTTCCCACTTTTTCCACCACTCGCGCTTGAGGATCGCACCTTCGTCGTTGGTCGGCTGTTGCTGCCACTGGGCATTCCACTTCTGAATCCCAATGGTCATCTTGACGCGTTCAAGCTCGTCAAGGCTCCAGTATTCCGGCCAAAGTGGCGTGTTGCTCGGCAGGATAGCCGGGAATTCCAGGATCTCCCACTGGTCCGCTTTTAAGCTGCCTTGCAACTTGAGCAAGCGTCCAGAAAGGTCGTCGGTTTTCCAGCGGGTGTTAATGATGATGATCGCGCCATTTGGCTGGAGACGCTGACGCGGGCCAGAGGTATACCACTCCCACGTGTTTTCCATCGCCGTCTGCGACACCGCATCCTGTTCGTCCAAGATGTCGTCGAGGATGACTACGTCACCACCACGACCGGTCATCGCACCGCCCTTACCGATGAAGAAGGCTTCCCCACCTTGGTTCGTGTCCCAACGGCCCGCGGCCTTGGAGTCAGCGGACAAGGCCATGTCAGGGAAGAGCTCTTTGTATTTCTCGTCGTCCACGAGGTTACGGATCATACGACCGAAACGCTGGGCAAGTTCAGCGGTGTGCGAACCGACGATGAGCTTGGACTTCGGAAGCTTGCCCATCAAGTAGGCAGGGAACAGGTAGCTTCCCATCTGGGATTTACCATGACGAGGCGGCATCGCGATCATCAGGCGCTTCGTTTTCCCCGCAACCACACGGTCTAACGCTTCCGCGATCTTACGGTGGTGAGCGCCCACTATCATTTCAGGCCAGACGTATTGGCAGAAATCCAAAAAGTTTCCTGTCGCACGCTCACGGGTTTCGATCTGCTGCAGCCGGAGCTGCAGTTTCAGCATCTCTTCCTGAGCTTCCTGCGGTAAGTGAGTGTCTGCTACGCCCATACGCCGGGAATGTACGTCGGCGTATTGTTAATGTCAATCGTTTCAAATTTTGCAGAAATTTTTGGCCAGATTGATTTCAAAAAGGAAGGGGGCCTGTTCCACGTGGAACACCCCCACCCCCTAATACCTGACTAAAGTTGAGGGGCTTTACGTTCAGATCCGTTTGTGTTTGTGTGAAATCGGGCTAAAGCCCCTGCCCGCTCGACATGGGGGCCATTTTCCGTGGTAAGTTGTTGATTTTTAAGGCTTTTTTCCATTTGGGCGGCGGGACTCCGCCCATGTTCCACGCGCCTTGATAATATGTTCCACGATTATGTTCTGGGGCGTTCCACGCGGAAAAGAAAACATGTTTCACGAATAAAAAGATATCCACATAATCCAACATAATCGAAAACGCGGGTTATGTTGCGGGTTTAATAAGGTGCAGCACGCGCACCAGGGCGCAGCTGGACCAGGTCCAGGCGCTGCAGATCACGCACCAGGGACCGCGCACCAGGTTGCAGGTATCACGCTGAGAAGATCAGCCTGGGCGGATCACGCACCAGGGATCACGGCCCAGGGATCAATAGGCGGACCTCGCAGATCGCGCGCGGCACCCCATCGGCGGCGCCTATCGATAAAGCGCACCAGGTCGCACGCACCAGGGACCAGGGACCAGGCGCCAGGCGTATCAGATCCAGGGCCGCGCACCAGGGATCACGGGCCGCGGGCCCTGGGCCTGGTTGCCATGTTTTGGCGGGAAAAGGTGCGGCAGCTGCACCAGGTGCGCGCCAGGTTGCAGCTGGCAAGGTCCAGGGCATGCGATACGGCGGAATTCAGGGGTGCGCTGCAGGGTTGCGGGCAATAAAAAAGCGCCCCTGGGGGCGCTTGTATGGGCCGCAGGGCGGCGTTATTGGATCAGCTGGACCGTTGCTGCGGTGCGTTTGTCGACCGTTCCAGGGCCGCCAGCGCTGCAGCTGCGACGCCTTGCCAGGCGCGCGGATCGATTAGGCGGTTGTTGGCCTTTCCAGGATCCGCCGCCAGGACCTGGCGCGCGTAATAATCCAGGGCCGCAACCACGAATGCGCCGGTAAAAGCGCCGGCGCGGTAATCGTCGCGCATCAGATCCAGGGCGGGATCAAGACTGCGGCGGCTCATGCTGCACCCCCTGACAACCGGCGCAGGAAAAAATGCGCGGTGTCGATCGCGTCGGCCTTGTCGTCGGTGTGGTAGTCAGCGGCAGGATAGATCACGCCACCAGGAAAGGTTCGCACCCGATATTCGCCCCATTCCGCGTCGCGGTAGATTTTCACGGAATCGCCCTGGTGGTTCAGGGATTCAACCAAACGCAAGCGGCTCATGCTGCACCCCCTAGTACGCGGTCCTGCACGCGGGCGGCGTATTCGCGGAAAGCCTCGGGTTTGTCGGTGTAATAGTGCCCCCAGGTGGTGGTGCGCAGATCCCCATGGAAAAAGCGCCAGGTGATCCATTCCCGTTTTCCATGCAGGCCCGATGCCAGGACTACGCCTTCGCCGGTTTCGGGGCTATATTCCAGGTCGATCAGCTGCGCGCCGTTCGGCAGGTATTCAGCGCCATCAGCGCGGAATTGATCCCAGGTTTCAATAGTGCGGTGTTTCATCTTTTCATTCTCCTGTATGAGAGCCCAGGCGGCGGGGTGCCGCCTGGTGCTGGGGATTATGCAACGGCGAGCGGTTGCGGTGCAAATAACTCGGGGCGCGGGTGCACCAGGTCGCGCGGATCGAATTCGACCAGGGCGCGGGTGCTGATTGGCGGGTCCGCCTGGTTCAGGGTGTCAATCATATTATCCAGGTGCAAACGCACGCCGCCGTATCGGTCCGCCTGCAGCGCCGCGGCGTATTCATCGCGCAGGTTTTGCGACTCCAGGGCCTGCAGATCGATATCGTCCCAGGTGCCCAGATCCTGAAAATGGGCCGCCAGGTTGCCGTCCAGGTCGAAAACAAAAAACCCGTTTTCCTCGCACCAACTGGGCACCAGCTGCGCGCCCAGGGCGCCGAGCTCCTGGCGCAGTATGTTTTCAGTTTGCACGCCGACCGAATAACCATCGCTGAACCCGAACAACAAACGCGCCAGGGCCGCCAGGTTTGCGGTTGCGTATTCGGGTGAATGCACAAGCAGGTTATGCTTTTTCGCGGTATGCACCAGGGCCGCGACGGATTCAAGGCCGCCGTTCCAATGTAGGTAAATTGCAGCGCCGCAGGTATTGCCCTGGCGGTCGGTAATTTGAAGGTGTGCACGGTTGCCCATGTTTTCATTCTCCTGTATGTGCTGGCACGGGATGCGCCAGGTCCGGAAAGCATAGGCGCGCCGCGCCAGGATTGCAAACGAAAAAGGCCCGCCAGGTGGCGGGCCCCAAATCACCAGGTCTACAGGCAAACCCTATGCGGCGATTTTCTCGGGCTCAATCGATAGCAGATCCGCGGCGCGCGCCTTCAGCTGGGCGCCAGATCCAAACCAGGCCGACTCCAGGCGGGTATTGTTGGAACGCCCGCGCTCATGGTCGACTAGCTCAGTTACCGCATTAAGCATGCCCCAGCGCGTGCCCTGCACGCCGTCGATATTCGATCCAATGGCGCCGCCCTGGAATAATTCCATTACACGCTTAAATGCGCGCGATTCGCTGATGTCGTTGTTGGAACGGTGCCAGGGTTGCAGCAGATCGCGCAGGAACAAATCCGCCTCCTCGGTGCCCATGGGCAGCTGCGTCATGCGGCGCGTGTTTTCCAGGAACGCATCCCAGGCGCCGCCTACCATGATGCCCAGCTGCGCGCGCACCTGGTCGCGGTCGAATCTCTCCGAATGCAGGATCCGCACGGCGCTTTTTAGGTATGCGGTACTGGTTTCGGCCTCGCCCCTGATGGCACGCCCGCCGGAATATCCACCGACCGCCGCCGTTATAGTGTTATTACAAACGACGCGAATTGCCGTAAATTTTGCGACGGTTGCCATTGTTCCATCATAAGAGGTGCCCAGCAGCAGATAAGGCTTTACCAGGTCGCGATCCAGGACCGGCGCAGCATCGCCGACGCTGGCCAGGGCCCAAACGCGCTTACCATCGGAAAGCGCGCCCGCGGTCTCTATGCGGAACCCGTTGTTATCGACCAGGTCGCGGAAAAAATCCATTACCTGCCCAGGTTGCACCACCTGGTACCCATCCGAAACCACCGCCAGGGGCGCGCCGGTGTCGCTGCGGTGCAAAACCTTACGGTTTGGCCATTCCTGCAGATCACTTGCCGCGGGCGAGTTGTACAGTACCGGCGACTCTAAAACGGTGTAACCCAGGCCCGCCTCGCGGGTCCAGGTATCAATATCGGCATCGGGTGTCAGCGCCTGGCCCAGGCCGTGCCAGGGTGTGGTGCCAATGTATGCGATCGCGTCGCGGCCTGTGGTTTGATCAATCATATGTGCCATTTTTCATTCTCCTGTATGGGTTGCAGCGGCGCGGAATGCGCCGCTGCGGGGCAGTATGCGCAAGTCTATGCGCGTTTGCAAGCGTAGCGGAAAAAGGAACGGATCCGCGACTGGTTGTTGGTGTGATGGGTTTTGCCCAGGTACTGCGCAACCCATTCATGGCGGGTTTCGTAATCAGTAGGACGGCCCGCGCTTTCCAGGTGCGCCACAATGAACGCGCCCAGGTCGCAATCCTCCTCCAGATAAACCCAATCATTCAGCTGATAAGAGTAGGGCGAAATTTTGTCGGCGACGCCGACGGCGTGCAAATCTGCACGCGGTACGCGAACCCATGCATGCCCTGGATCGGTGAATACTTGATATTTCATTTTTTCATTCTCCTGTATGTGTGCGGAATTGCACAAAGCGGAATGTAAACAATAGGGCCCTACAATGCAAGGCCGAGATCCCCCGCCACATGATGGCGCAATAGATACCCTGGCGGCAGGGATGCGGCAAAATCCAGGACCGCATCAGCATCGGACCGCGCGCTTTCCTGGTCGCGGGTTTTGTTCCAGGCCATATATACGCGGCCCTGGCCAGCATAACACCCGCCTTTTTCATTCGACCCTACGCGCTTTTTCTGCGTGCCATGCGCGACAAAAACAACCACATAGTCGCGATCCCCGCGGGCACACAATGGGCGCCCATTCCCGCAGCTGGCGCAAGTAACACCGTCGCGGGTTTCAGCGGGGCAGCGTACAAACTGCACGCCCTGCTCATGCCTGGGCCATGCGGTATCGCTTACCGGCGCCGCGTATACGGCGGGGCATTTTTTGCTGGCACGCGCCGCGCTTTCCACATCATCAAAGCTTGCATTGATCACGGTCTCGCCCGCCTTCCAGGCGTAGCGCGTAGGGTAGGAATTAAAATGCGTATAGGTCCAGGCCTGGCCATTGCGCGGCACGGCGCGCTTAAGCGCTGCGAGGTATTCATCATCAACAACGGGCGTACCTTTCCGGCCTTCGGGTTTCAGCGGGCAGGAATTTGGGCAGGTTCCGAAAGTTTCGGTATTGCCTGCGCGGTAGGTTGTCGCGATCGGTCCGGTTTTTGCGTTACTGGAAACGGCGATGGTCTTTAGCATGGTTTCATTCTCCTGTATGACGGCGCCACCACTAGCGCCAGGGCGAAATGTAAACAATACGCGCCCAGGGTGCAAGCTTTAATTTCGCAATCCTGAAAACAACAGCATTCCGAGAATTCTGCGCAAGCTTCCCACGGTTTCGGCTTGGCGTTCCTCTTGTGATTTGCTGGGCACGGGCGGGATGGGTTTGTGCGCGCGATCCCGTCGGCGCATTTTGTGATACTTGCGGGCCATCTCAGCCCCCCAATAGTTTTGTGCCGATGACGACAAAAATACCGGTCAAGATTGATTCCCACATCACGCGCCCCTCCCATCCTCGGGCCATTCTAGGCCGGTCTTCAGTTCAAAATACGCGTCGGCATATGACGCCCACATCTCGCCCATGGGCACGGTGTATTCATCCCAAATGACGGCGTAAGTTCTGCGCTCTATCGGGAGATAGGCGGTTTCGGGGTTCGACATAATGAACGGGAATTTTTTCCTACTCTTGTCTAGCATGTTGAGCTCCTTTCTTGCTGTATGGTCGCGACAGTAGTTGTCGCACGATCAAATTACTCGACAGGCTCGCCCCCTGTCAACAGGTGGCGGACAATATGCCATTGCACGCCCTTTTTCAGCCAACGCCCGAGCGGTGGCGTATCGGTTCCAAGCATCATCAAATCCTCAGCCTGCCAGCCCTCATACAACAAAATTTCGGACTGGCCCTTGCTGATATGCTTGTTGTGTTCTACCAGAAAATAGGTCGGGCACCCGAGCTCGGCATGCTTAAGATGAAACGCTATCTGGTGCGGGCTCATCCGAATCTTCTTCCCGCTCTTCACCACCTTCAGTTCCACCATCACGAACATTCGATCCTTCCGAAACGCTATCAGGCAGTCCGGGATACCTAAGTTCACGCGGCTTTCGATCCGAGTGATCAGGCAATCCGGCAGATTGTCCTTCAGCCTCTTGTACAACAGGGTTTCCGGGTTCGCTGGCATCCTCAATAATCTCCGCTTCGGCTTCCAAAATAACGCGCGGCGGTGGTCCGCCGTACAACTTCTGCAGTTCGGCAAGCTTGGCCTGCACCTCTTCTTTGCTCATCGAATCGATCGTGCCTACACGGATTTCCTTTCGATCAACATAAATCGTTCCCAACGCCTGCCCGCGTCGGTATTCAGCCTGCACGGCAGCGCCATAGTTCCCGGCCTGAAAAGCGGCATCACGAATCTTCTGCAGGTCGCGCATATGCCGGTCAAAGGTGGTGCCGTATTTCTCCGCCAGTTCCGCACGGAATTCCTGAATGGCAGCGACAACATGCGGCGCATGGTCAGGATTGGTCAACCGGCTGGCAATGCTGCTCGCGCTCTTCGGGGAAAAGCCTGCACGGATGGCGGCTTCCTTCATCGTGATTTGCCCGTCGTTGCTGACGTATTCCTTCACGAACGCCCATTCGCGCGCAGTCAGGGTTTTCTTTTGCTGCTTCAGCGGCGCAACAGGTTTGTTCAACCGTTTCTTCAGCTTGTCCGGCATCACCGGCGGGACATTCCAAACGTCTTTTCTGCCCATCAGCCGCTTAACCTCCTGCAAACGTAAGTGTCCGAGTATTTGTTCAACCGCCGAACGGTAAACAAGGCCCACGGGGCCTTTTCGGATTTGTACCACGCAATCGCTGAACGGACATGCGGAACGTCGTCCGGGTCATCAATGAAAAAGTAATCGTTGCGGCCCATGTCGTCCAACGGAAAAACGTCCCGGTACCACGCTGCGCCCCGTTTCCTTTCGTAGCTAAACTGCACCGGCGGGTGCTGGACCAGATCCAGCGGCTTGTCGTACTGGACAGGCATCAGAGAGTCCTCCGGCAAATACAAGTGTTCGCGTCCGGCCCTTTCTCAATTTCAAACTTGATTACGGGAAATTCCCGTTGGCCCGGTCGGTTCAGCAACTCTGGGGTTCGCTTTTCTACCTGCCGGTAAATGCAGGAACGGATTGCGGGCACAATGCTGCGCGGGAAAACAAAGAAATCACCCACCTCGAGGTCGCCGATCGGGTACACGTTCTTCCGCTCGCCATACTTCACAAAGTATTCACGCGGCATCACATCACCCTCCGGCAATACCACTCCGATCCCGTAGCGTCCAAACGGACAGTGAACTTCACCGCCGGGTGGCGTTGGCTATACAGGGATGCTGCGGATCGGGCACGGGCGGCATCGCCTGCCGTTTCCATGCGGAAGTAGTCACCGATCAGCATCAGCTTGAACGGATACCGGGAGATCCTTCCCCGCAGGCGCACCACATGCTCTTTCGGCTTGATGCCGGGCATGGTTACTTCGACGTCTTTTGCTCTGCTCATCTTTCTACGCTCCTATTCGTTATGTAAGTAATGTACCGGCAGCCCTCCAGAAGTGCAAGCCCAGTTCTATATATTGTTTTCGTTTGGTTTTTTACGCATTAATGCGTAAACAATAAATCGCGCGCGATCCCCGTAAAAATAACCCTATTGTTTTTGTTTCTTACGTCTATAGCCGTAAGGTTAACGTTTCCCTGTAATGTCCTAACCCCTTGTCCTGTATACGTTATCTGTCCTTTATCAACCAACATTACGTCTATTGTTTACAGAATGTCTTTATTCTGATGATGCATAAAAAACCAAACGAAAACAATATATAGTCCAAAACGCATTACGTCTATTTGCACAAAATTTAGGCAACCTGACCCTTGATCCATGGTCCATGATCAACTCTCCCCTCGACACCCCCCACCCATCGCCCTCCCCAATCAATGTTAACAATACCATCGAAACAAACGATGACCCTACCTATTGTTAACGTTAACAATATGGTATAATTGGGGTTGAATCCCAAACGTGGATTCATCGAGGTTCACGGACCTCGAGTTCTTTAACGACATACAGGAGAAAGCATGAAAGCAACCGTATGGGTTGACCGCGACGACGCGGGCTGGACGGTCACGCATTCGTTCGAGGACGACAGTCAGGGTGGCGACACCTTCGAGGCGTGTAGTGATCGAGGTGCGGCGTTGAAAGAGGGCAGGGCTCGAGCCCAGTTCCTTTTGGCCCGTGAACCACGGATCACCGAGGTGGATCTTCGGGTCTGGAAAGTCCGCGATCTCAAGCAGGAAACCGTAGCCGTGTACCGGCGTTGACCATTGACCCCCGTTCGACCTCGAGCGGGGGTTTTTCTTTGACCTGATCCGCATTGCCGCCC